TCGGTCTCCCAGTTCATGAGGGCTTCCTTGTCGATGCCTGCGTTGCGGTCGATGAGCAGGCGGCCCTTGGATGCCATGCGGAGGTTCATGTCGATGTAGCTGGCGTAGCGGTTGACATAGCGCATCATGGGCGCAAGCTCCTGCACGAGGCCATCGCCCACGGGCAGACCCTCGATAGGCGTGTACACATCCAGAATGAAGGGATACATGCCGTGGCGGTACACGTCCGTGGTGTGGGAAAGCAGCGCGCCGCCTGCCAGATAAGCTACGTTGATCGTGAAACGGCGTTTCTGCGCATCATAGAGGCGATACCAGTATTCAATAAGCATGGCGCGGTTTTCATCCGAAGGCCGTCCGGCCTCCTGAGCGGCGGCCATGCCAAGGCCTGAGTACTCGGCCTCGTCGCTGCCGATCTCCAGATACTGTTCGGGGTAGTGCTGTTGGAACCAGCTCATGGGATGCCAGCTGATCTTGAACACCGCGCGGCCGTCCTGCAGGTTTTCGCAGGCAGGATCCCACAGAAAGGCTTCGACAGGCCAGCGGATGAGGGCGATATTTCCCCGGTCGCCGTCGAGGTCGCGGTCCCACGCCACCTGCGTGACGGCCGTGCCGGTGGAGAAGCAATCCTCCACACGGCGGCGGTGCAGGGCTTCAAAATCGTTGGCGGCCAGCACATGGCGCACGATATCGGCCAGGTCTTCGGCTACGTCCTCCAGGCCTGCGCGTTCCGGAAGCATCAGGGCTTCGGGCATGTTGTCCATCTGGTCTGCCACGCAGTTGTTGAAGGTGGATTTGAGGGTCTGAAGCTGCAGGGTATGCTTGTCCTTGCGGCGGGAGGCGGTCTGCGCGTCCTGACGGGGATCCTGCAGAAGCAGGATGCTGCGCGCTTCTTTGGCGCGCTCATGGATCTCGCGGCAGCCGTCGCGCCAGATGCGAAGCCGGCTGTAGGCTTCATCTCGAAGAGAGCGTTCTTCGGTGATCATTGGGGGACTCCTTTCCTTTTGTTAGCTCTCGCGGTACGGATCGTACACAGCGGCGGCGCGCTTCTTCTCTTTGGGCCTGACGGGTCGTGCCATGCAGAAGTAGCGCGTTTCATCATAGATGTGATCCTCCGCCTCGGAATCCACATCCTCCACCGCACGGATGGAATACGGCAGTGCGGGCAGGGTGCGGATAAAATCTCGGCAGGTGGTGAAGACCTGCATTCCCGGGCGGCCCTGTTCATCAAAGCGGAGGCGTTCGTGGATCTCCATCTTGCCGGAGAGGCGGTTGTGCTCGCCGGGGCGGAAGAACAGACCCGGCTGATTGCCCTCGGGCTCCATCAGCTGAGCCACGCTGTCGCCGCGAGAGCGGTCGAAGATGGCCGGATCGGCGATGCGGTCGATGCGGATGTTATTCTGCCGCTCGTACTGTTCGCGCTGAAGGATGCCTTCGGCGATCTGCCTTGGGGTGAGCTTGACGCCCCGGTTGGCGCGTCCAGGCTCGCAGCCATACCATTCACGGTAGCGGTAGGCTGTGCCGGACGGCGACACGGCCCACCAGCCCACGCTGAAGGGCTTGGAATATCCATGGTCAAAGCTCATGTAGCGCGGCCAGTGATCAGGGATCGGGAACGGCTCCACCACATGCGTCCAAAGCCCGTCGCGGTAGTGCTCCGGGCGGTCCGCCCATTCGATGAACACCTGTCCCTCAAACGCGTTCCAGTCGCCGTAGAGCAGAGCGTTCCGCAGCGCGGCAGGTTTGCTTTCCAGCTGAAAGAGGTAGTCCTCGCCGATGTATGGATTATCGGTCACAAGGCTGGGGATGTACTGCATGCGGTAGCGCTTGCGCTTGCGACTTTCGCGGCTGATGAGCTCGCTGGTGAATACTTCCATGGCGGGCGCTGCGTCCACAAAGCGCTTTTTGACCCACGCATGGCCGATGTCGCCGGGATTGGAGGAGGAGCGCACGCAGGGCCGCACGCCCAGCGACTTTTTGGCGCGCAGACGGGTCTTGAGAAAGTCGTAGATCTCCTCCTCAAAACTGGTCAGCTCGTCAAAGTAGAGCCACTGGATCTCCGCGCCCTTATACAGGAAGCAGTCGTCCCCGTGCGCGCAGTGGCGGAAGTGGATGACCGATCGGTTGGGCAGTTCGATCTCGTGCCGGACGGCATTGTACTTGCCAAGGCCGGTCGGGTAGCTGTCGCGTGCTTCGCGGATGATGGTATCCTCCAGTTCGCCGTAGGTACGGCGGAAGACGTAGGCATGCGTTTTGGGATACATCAGGCAGCGGAAAAGCGCATCCATCACGATGGCCTTGCTTTTTCCGCCGCCCGCCGCGCCGCCAAAGAGCACTTCATCGGCGCAGGAAGCATGAAACAGACGCTGTTTGGGCGTTGGCTGATAATTCAGTCGATATTCTTTCATTCGTTTTCCTCCTGCGGTTCCTCCGGCATGCCGATCTCCGGCGCGCCGATGACGCGCACAACGACCTCACGGTCGCGTTCCTGCATGATGACGTCGCCGAAGCGGTCGATCAGGTCCTTGGCGGCGCGCTGGGCCACGGCCTCGTTGTCCGCATCCACCTGGTCGCTCAGTTTTTTGATGGCGCGGGCGTAGCTCACAAGCGCAGTGCGCAGGATGGCCTCCCTGTAAGCGTCGCGCACGGCTTCGTCCTTCATCCAGCGGCGGATGGTGCTTTCCGCACGGCCGATCAGCCGCGCCACCTCCGCCGCGCTCCTGCCCTCTGCCAGCAGCGCAGCCGCCTCCAGCAGTTCCGGTTTCACTGTTTTCTCTGCCATCGTCTCCTCCCCTCAACGCAAACAGGGAACGACCCCTCCAAAGGGCGTTCCCTGCTGTGTTTGTTTTTTGACGGTACCACTTTACCACGGCTCGGGGGTGAATTACAATGTCCTGTTACCCCGGGGCATTTTTGTCCGTCTCCCTGATCTCTGACGCTATCACTTTACCACGGGTGAAAGGTGAATAACAATGTCCTGTTCAAAGTTCGCAAAAGGTCAGGTTCTTTTGCTTGACAGGAACTTTTTCGGGTGCTATAATGCAGCCATAGCATCAGACAGAGCAGGCAACTGCTGTATCTGGTGCTTTTATTTTTTGGAAAGGAGCAGCGAAGCATGTTGATCAATAACTGTACATGGCGTAAACAAACGTGGAGGATGCCGGAGCGCTGATCCTCCCTGACGACTGGAGGAAACGTTTTTGTTGCAGCAGCAAAAGAAACTTTTGGCTTACTGGAAAGCCTATACCTGCCAACAGCAGGAGAATGAGGACGCCCTTTTAGCGTGCGTGCAGCGGCTGATCGGCGAAGTGCCCCGGCGCATCCTGGACGTGGGCTGCGGAGGCGCTAAGCTGAGCGCGCCGCTGGCGCAGGCGGGGCATGACGTAACGGGCATCGACTGCAGCAGCGCCATGCTGTATTTCGCAGCCAAAAAGGCCCGGGCGCTGCCCGATCTTCACATCAGGAAAGCGGACGCCATCACGGAACCTTGGGGGACGGAGTATGACGTGGTGATCCTTGGCGCCAACCTGATGTGCGATATCATTACCGACTGGGACTGCAAACAGGCGCAGAAGCAGCTGATCCAGCGTTCGGCCGCCGCGCTTCGCACGGGCGGAAAGCTGATCATCGATTTTGAATGCCCGGACACGCTGGAGGCGTACGGCGCAGGCGCAAGGGAACAACTGTCTTTTGAAGGAAAGGACGACCGTGGAAGCACAGGACGGTGCTTTGTGTGCGGCAGCCTTTCCAATGAAAAAACACGCATGGTCAGAAGCCGCGTCCGTACGGAGATCTCTCCCGCAGAAGGCGCGCCTTTCCGGACGGTGACAGAGCATACCAAGCATTTTCCCACACTGGCAGAGGTATGCACATGGCTGTACCGGGAGGGCTTTACCATCGAGAGCCTGTATGGCGGATACCATGATGAGCCTTTTGACCTTACGCACCGCAGAGCGGTCATCGCAGCGCGCAAGGAATGATCTTTTTGCACATGCGCAGAGGGCTGCTCCGCACAGCTCCCTGCGCATATCTTACACGTTTCCACAACTGATTTCCGCTTTGCGGTCTGCTGTGTAAAACAAAGTGATTGACAGCATATGTTGCATATGCTACGATGTACCCGATGCCGCTTTTTGCGGAATTTGCTGAACCTCCGTTTGCGCATTCTGAAGGGGGCCGGAATGCTGTGAGCGGCTTTTTTTGTAGCTACTGGAAAGGAGAATCAATTTGCAGAAACAAGAACCTGCCGTGCGCAAGTTTGAACTGATCTGGCGCTTTCTGAAAGGCAGCAAATTCTACTTTGTACTGAGCATACTGGCTGCCGCTCTGACTGCGCTGGCCGATATGATCTCGCCGCAGATCATCCGTGCGGCGGTGGACAACGCCATTGGCGGCAACGAACCCACCTTCGGCCCGGCGGTGATGAAGCTGGTCAACGCCGCAGGTGGCTTTGAATATCTGGGACAGCATCTGTGGATCATGGCGCTGGCCATTCTGGC